CCCTACTTGTTAGCGCTCAGTCCAGGCTGAGATCAGCCCGACTGCAGCAGAAATAGCCAACACTAATGATACCACAAAGGCTAGTTGGGGTAAAATAAATACAAAAATTACTAGCAATACTGCTACCCAATACCCAGTGCACCAGTTACACGTGATCAAGTATCCAATTTTTGTTGTTGGTGGCCACTTTGACCATATTTTGTTACGCATACCTTCAGCAATTGCGTCGGTAGTGACTAGTCGAGTAAGTCTGAATGCTGCTAAACAGTAAACGATGAATGTTAGAAGTGTAATTTCCATTTAGTCCTTCATCGATCCAAGTATGCCGTACGGATTCCATCCGCGGAGTCGAGATCCGCAGCCGCACCCAGTGTCTTTCTTGAATGCTAGCATCTTTCCTGAAGAAGTTACAACAAAAGAGTCCTTAGTTACCTCTTTTGATGGTATAAACGTCTCGTATGTCTCTCTAAATACTATTTGAGGCCCAGAATTACCATCTTTTGCCACAATTATATGAGTATCAGTGATTAGTACCCTAGTAATTTCCAAATAATTGGAGCCAGTGGTCGGTTCGTAGCTGCGCATAGTAGTTACGTCATCAATTTGGTCGGGTCCAATCGCCGCTAAGTGGCATGGAAACCGATCCATCAGTATTTTCACTACTTAACCCTAAAAATTCGTCCGATTGGTCGACTATTTGGGTTAGTTACACCCAATTTACGGTCTGCGAAGCTCTTTGCGCGTATTTTTCCGCCCGAAAAGCCAGGAGGTGGCTTAATTAGCAGCGCGGTTAGTGCATGAACGAGTGCATCAACACGGTCAGGTGACTTTGAAGAGCTTTCTGGGATCCAAGAGTACATCTGGGACTCCAAATCTGGCAAATAACCGACGTGGTGGACACGGCCCTGCTCATACGCGAGCACAATTGGCTCTGCTCGGAGCTGTTTTCCGTATTTTGAGTGAACTTCGAGCACTTTGATGGTTGGATCGATCGAAAGGATAGCGTTTTTAACCAAAGCACCACCCTGGTTAACTTCAGCAACCACTGGACAACCCCATTTACGGGCCATTTCAACAACTTTACGTGCCCAGGTATCGGGGGAACCGTGAACTGAAGCATCTTCGAGTACCCAAGCGTTGCGCTTGTATAGATCATGCTCTGCAGTAGAGGCTACAACTACAATTCCACACTCATCGCGAGGGTTTTCAGCAACAGAAGGGTCAACACCTATAACACGGAGGGGGGTAGAGAATGGATACATAGATTCGCGAGCAGACTCGACCATCTCTTCGTTCCACAGAGCGCCTTCAACGTCATCCAGCATCTCGCCATAAAGCTCCTGGCGAGCAAGCGATGTACCTTCGTAGACGCCAGTAATGGTGTCCAAGTATGCCTGAGACAAGTTACCAGCGTTATCCAGGGTAGATCCTCGGGTAATCTTCACGTTTGGCGGTCTACCGTCAGACCTATCAGTGCGAGATTCTTCAATAAGTTTGTAGAGAAGCGGAACACGCTTCGGAGTGGTAGTAACAACCATCTGAGGGTTAGCACCAAGACGAGTACCAACTCGGAGGTTATCAAAGGCGGTCATACCCGCAGCATCTGGAGTTTGACGCCAAGCTGCGATCTCATCACCCCATGCGTGAGTGAACTGCGGACCACGGAGCGAGTCAGGCTCATCGGCGGTAAAGAGTGTGGCGGTATTTCCGTTAGGCCAAGTTAGACGACGCTTCGAAGGTTCGTAGAGTGGTTTCTCGCTTGGAGGGGAGACGTTAATGATTCCCGACTCACCTTCAACGATAACGTCACGCACGTCGGCTGCGGTACGAGCAACGAGTGCGAAACGGCGTTGGCCAGTAGTAGTGTATTTCGCTTGTTCGCGAACCCACTCAGAAGCTAGACGAGTTTTACCGAAACCACGTCCTGCAAGTACAAGCCAGACGTTCCAATCAATGCCTGGAGGGCAGAACTGCTCTGGACGCCCCCAGACGGACCAATCCCAGACGAGTGCATCTGGATCCATGCCAGCTAGGATCTCGTACCGTTCTTGGTCTGGTAAGGAGGAGATCTGCTCCATTATGCTTTTACCCATAGAGCTATTCTAGCTCAGTCATTGAACGTAGAGATGTGATTGGTACCCTATACATCGGCTCACCCTTATCATTCTCGCCAACAAAGTTTTCTGGAGTAGCACCTTCATGGCCCCAAATCCAACCTTCAGCTTTTAGCGGCAAACTCTTGTAGTCGTTCATTGCACTGCGCTTAAACTTTTTCTCTGCACCACCAGTAAGAAGAACATAGGGGGCAGTTAACTTATCGACTGACCCACTTAGACGCATGTGCGTCGGTGGCAGTCCGTTGTCCTGACTGAACCCGTATCTAACTTCCCATTGCTGAAAATCTGGCTCGCCTTTGTGAGTATTGTAGCTAGGGATGAAGTTGGGAGTGCCCATCATTGCGGCAAATGCAATCTCGGATAAGGCTGCAATACTGTGCTGCCAAATTTCCCAGATATCTCCTTCGGAGTATCGTCTGTTCGCTTCGGGGGTAGCAAGGTACGCGGATTGACGAAGCCAGCCAACTGCCGCGGCATCTGCTTCGTTGCTGATTGTAGGTTCATATATCCATCGGCTCATGGTAAGAGACTACAGCATAGTCAGAAAAATCGCAACTACTGCCAGTGGGAACTTAGCTCATCCAGTATGTTCTGGGAGTATTTAAAAGCCAATAGTATTTCGGAGATAAATCTATCTTGGTCCCGATCTGGGACTATCTGCTCGATTGCAGATCCATAGGATAGTCGATACTCCAGTAAGTCGCCTAGGTCACTGAATTCGTAGAACTTAAGCATCTCGTCTGGGATACCTAGGTTATCTGATAAAAATCCAATCATCGGGCCAGCGGCAAGATCACCCATAAATCTTGTGTAGTGATGGGCTAAAACTGCAACAGTGTCGTTGGTATCAATTAAATTTTGAAGGTGTATTACGTAAGCATCTGTAGCTGGGTAGTGCTTGACTACATGTCCGCTTAGTTGGAGCGTCTCATTGATTACTGAAGTGCGCTTTAGACGAGCATCGTATATCAATAGGTCCTGCCCCCAGGGGTCGAGTATCTCGTAGACTCGCTTCAGTTGACCTAGGTAGTCGAAGAATGACCCAGCGGAAATGCCACCCCGCATAAATGCAACCATAAGTGGATGTTGCATAGACGCAGCGTGGCTATCCGACGTGGCTTCTCTGACCCGCTTGTAGAGCATGAACTTTTATTAGTCCAGGTGCTCTGACATCGCTTCTAGGAATTCTGGCTTCATCATGAGGCCAACCTTGCGACCAACCTCGACGCCATCCTTGAAGAAGATTATGGTAGGAGTTCCAGAGACTTGGTATTGATCTGCAAGCTCTTGATTAGACTCTACATCAATCAGAACGAAATCTACTAGGTCGGGCATGCCTTCTTCATTGGATACTCGCTCTAGAACTGGCTTAAGCATACGGCAAGGGCTACACCAGGTTGCCCAGAAGTCTACGACCACTAACTTATTTAGTGATGCGTCTAGTACACCTTCAGCGAAGGTCTCGGTTGTTGCTTCTTTTAACATGACACTCCTAAAGTGTTGAAATATAGTGCTCTGCATCTAGAGCGGCTACACAGCCAGAGCCAGCTGCTGTAATCGCTTGACGGTAAGTGGGGTCGATGACATCGCCTGCAGCGAATACACCAGGGAGGTTAGTTTTAGAAGAACGCCCCTCTACAATTATAAATTTATCCTCTGCTAGGTCTACTTGACCAGCGAAAAGTTCTGAGCGCGGATCTGAACCGATAGCAATGAAAAGTCCGTCTGTAGGCAGCTCTGAAACAGAACTATCTTCGGTGCTAACTAGGGTTACAGCTGAAAGCTTCTCCACCCCATGCAACGAGGAAACAGCAGAGTTCCAAATAACTTCGATCTTTGGGTTATTGAAAACTCTTTCCTGCATAGCCTTAGACGCCTTGAAAGAATCTCGTCTGTGGACTAGGTAGACCTTAGACGCAAACTTAGAGAGGAAATCAGCTTCCTCTAGTGCAGAGTCTCCTCCACCAACAACAGTTACCAACTTCTCACGGAAGAAGAAGCCATCACAGGTGGCACACCACGAGACACCTCTACCAGACAGCTCGGACTCTCTAGCTAGTCCTAAGGTTCTGTACGCGGCACCTGTAGAAATAATTACAGCCTTGGCTTCGTAAGTATTGCCATCGCCAGTCTTTACAATCTTCACTGGGCCAGCCAGGTCCACCTCTATGACATCCTCGTTAAGGATCTCAGCGCCAAACTTCTCAGCCTGTTCCTGCATGTTCATCATCAGATCTGGCCCGAGAATTCCCCCTGGAAACCCTGGGAAGTTTTCAACTTCGGTGGTCTTCATTAGCTCGCCACCAGCGGCAACGCTGGATGCAAGCATAAGAGGGTTCAACTGAGCACGAGCTGCATAGAGTGCAGCAGTGTATCCAGCTGGGCCAGATCCAATAATGATTAAGTCATGCATGTTAGAGAGTTGCTCCACCGATCGGGCGACTGCAGGCAGTTAGTTCACCAGTCTGTAGTGCATCAAGAACACGTAGAGTCTCCTGAGCGTTACGTCCAGTGTCTAGACCATTTACGGTCACGTGCTGAACTATATTATTAGGGTCAAGAATAAATGTTGCGCGTAGTGCAACACCTGATTCGTGACGAACACCTAACTGGTCAACTAGAGATCCGTGACGCCCTGTGTCTTCATCGTCATAGCCACCCCAGCCTCTGCCAACGCGAGTGTCAGCGAACATGATGCTGGTTAGCTTGGCTAGGTCAGGGTGAGACTCTTTCCATGCAAGCTTGCAGAACTCGTTGTCTGTCGATCCAGACATGAGGATAGTGTTACGCAATAGGAACTCGGTGTTCAACTTGTCGTACTCGATGATCTCGGTAGGACATACAAAAGTAAAGTCCTTAGGGTAGAAGACAATAACCTTCCACTGACCCTCGAATGATTTATTGGTGATCTCCTGGAAATAGGTTCCATCTTCTAGAACCTCTGGAAAAACTCCAGTAACCTTAAAATCTTCTACCTTGTCGCCAATTGTTAGCATTTATGCCTTCTCTTCAGTCTCCAGCTTTGTAAGTGCCTGATGCACTCTCTGTGCAACACGGTCAGCAAACATTAGCTGTTCTTCTTCAAATGTTTGAAATTGCCCTGCAGCAGTATGAATTGCCAGCGGCTGAGCGGTCTTGTTTTGATAGTCTACTACACGAGCAGCTACTAGATAAGCGAAGCGTTCCTGCTTCTGCACTACCTCATATAGTTCATCTAAATCGGCCATGTTTTTATTCCTTAAAGTCCTGTTGCAATGATGGCATCGGCAATACGCTCTGCCTTCTGGGTTAGCTGATCTTCCTTAGATACGTACCAACCGCCAGTTGGCTGAATCTCGATGTTGGTGTAGTTATTCTGCACCTTAAGTGTGTAGATGTGGGCAACAAGATCAGTGAAGTTCTGCTCCTGAAGTTCTACGTCATATTGCTCAATCAGACTTTGCATTATTCTCCTCTAGGGCTCGGTTGTCTCTAACAATTGGGGCATAAACCTTTGATGTAGCTGTAACTGGCTTCTTGTAGCCGTATCGCACCAAACGGAAACGTAGGGCACCGTGCGTTACGCCGAGACGCTTTGCCAAACGGTAAAGTGTTACTCCGTCAACGGCGTGCGCCTGGTTTAGCAGGGCGGTGTATTCTTCGGCTTCCTTGCGGTATTTCGAACCATTGGCACGTACCTGCTGGGCGTATGGCTGAAGCTCTAGAAGTCTCTTTAGGATCTCTGGATTTGGCTCAACGTACTTCGGTCCAACCTTCTCTGGCTTAAGCGGAGGAGACGGGATGTCGATATCCAGGGTACCTAGTAATTCTGTGGGAATCTTGCCAATAGCATTTGAAATCTGGCGAACTCGCTCACGGGTCAACCCTGAGGCATTTGAAATTGCCTCGTAGGTCCACTTCGCATCGACTAACTCTTTGATTAGCTGGTCACGGCGTGGGTTGTTGCCGCTCGAGGCACTGAATTCAATACGAATGTGCTCGGGGAGCTGCTGGTTCTTTGTAATGTAATTTTTCTCGTCGCTCATAAAAATCCTCTTGACCCTATCGGGCATATTTCTTTCTGATGTCGTTGGGCACTTCTGTTATCACAACACGGTAATCCTCGGATAGGAGGTCCTGGATCGTAGATCCAATCTTCATATCTTTGACATGAACCATAGACTCTATCAGGTTTACCATGCGCTCTACTTCAGCTACGTCGGAGAGCTCTGGGCACCAGATCTCTACTTCGCAGTCTGTCATTTCGAAGAGGCCACTAGTAGGTAGGGCATCTCTGAAATCATCGTAGGTTCTAACTAAAAGCGTGTGGGCATTTATTGCCATGTGTTAGCGCCTATCTTTCTATTGCTTTCTTTTTCTAACTTCTCGGTCTCTAGCTCGATATCAAAACTATCTGCAGGACCTAGAAATATGACTAGGGCAAGAAAAGATAGAGACGCCACTATTAATCCGAGAATGAGGATAAGTGCTGTCCAGTGGAGAACGGTCAAGGCTACCCCTCTCGGCGAGGAGCTAGTAATGCAAAGGTGATTGCAACTAGTCCTAGCGGAGTAGCTAGGGGTAAATTAATGAACGCCGTTATTAGAGCAGCAACAGCAGTAACAACCGAAAGGACCGAGGTCCAAATGATTGAGCGAAGGAATAGATAAAGTTTCATCGTCCAGTGTCCTCGTTGGTAGGTTTAATAGAACCGAAACGTTCAGGGTAGATGACACCTAGTAGCGGGCCAGGGGTGTTCTTAATTAGCTGACGGGTGCGCCAGTGACGGTATGCCTGCTTGGTAATTCTATAAATGGAAGGTGCAATAAAGATCGCAATAACGATCAGCCAGCCAATTACTGGTGGAATGTTTAGGATATTCATGGTGTCAGCATATCACAGTTGTCGAGATGGACAACTAGGATATTATCCCTTCTTCTTTACAGAACTGATCTTGCTAATGAAGTTCTTAAAAATTCTGTGATCGGCGTACTTAACCCATTCGTAAATGAATACGCAGGCGGCGATTAAGAGTCCTAGTGACTCAGATTGAATGATGTAGTACGGGGTTGGGTCGATTAGGTATGTGTCCCACGGGAAGTTGTACGCGATAATCGGGAACGCAATGGCATTACCAAAAACAACTGCGATAACTAGGCTTCTGTAAACGTCTTTCATTTTTGCTCTCTTTCTTTGGGCTAGATTAGTAGCTCTATCTATACCTTAGCCTGGTATGTTTTATTTTGTCAAATCGAAATGGAAAAATAAAAGCCCCCCTGTTTCCAGAGGGGCTTTTACTTGTGCCGTTGAGTTAGTTGTTTGTTTCTATGATGCGGGTATATGTGACCTTAACGTTTCCATTTCCTTCAGCCCACTGCTTGATGTGAACGATCTCTGTGCGATCGCCCTTTCTACCTCCAGCGTGAAGCATTTCGTTTGGACCAATATAGATCCCAACGTGGAATGCGGAATCGCGGCCAGCGTAACTAAAAGCTACGATATCCCCGATCTTTGGTTCTTCAACTATGTCTCCAGAAACCTTCTGTGCTGTTGCACTGTGTTTTAAGGTTACTCCAAGTTGCCCGTATAGCCACATGGTCAGACCTGAACAGTCCCATGCGTCGGGGGTGGATCCGCTAAGAACGTACCAGGTCTTGCCAACATACTTTTTTGTAGCGGCAACGGCCTTGTTCAGATTCTTGGTGTCTTTAGCGATTTTCTCTAGACGAGCGATCTCTGCTTCGAGTTCCGCCTGCTTGCGCTCAGCGTCCGATTGGATCTTATCTCTATCTGCTTTTTCTTGAGCTAGCCACTCTACCGATCCCACTTCTGGGGATTCAGTCTTTACCACTGGTCCAGTTGCCAGCCCCGAGGTCTTTACTGGACCTGAAACTGCGTTTTGAACTCTTACTGGCGTATTACCAACAATTGTTGGCGGGGTTGTTACTTGTGTTACTCGTGTTGCCTGTGTCGAAGCTTCGTTGCTAGTTGGATATATGCTTCCATCCATACTTGCAAGTGCTGCGTTCGACGTAGTCATTATCAGTGCGATTACACCTATTGAAATGAACCTTTTATGCATTGGCGACCTACCTTTCAGAATTTGAATACTTTAGTACTCGGTCGTTTATTGTTTTGGGGGTTGTTATCTTTCGGTTTAGTAGTTGATATTCAGTTGTGGTGTTCCACCCTAGCACATAGGTGCCAGAGATGCTAAAAAGCACACCCTTCCTTTTAGTGAAAGAATGTGCCCTCCGTCATAACAGAATAGCATAAAAAAGACCCTAGTAGGTCAATTGTTGGTTGTCAAATCGAGATTACAGCTTGATTCGCTTATACATGGCTCGGTAGGTGACGCCAGCAGCTTCAGCTAGCTCCTTAACGGAGACGTTCTTAGCGTGGAGCTCCTTACACAGATCTGTTAGACGCCCGTTGGCTACAGATGGTGCCGATGTTGAGGTCATTCGAGAGCGGAAGGTACGAGCAAGAGGGGCAAGTCGTTGGATGTCCTCATAAACGTCCTGAGGTATGCCAGGAGAGACGCGCTTCTTTTGATACCCACCTTCATCAGTTCTCAAGCGAGGGGATGGAATAGGGGCGTCTACGATGTTCTGGGGAGGGGAAGTCTGCTCAGCGGCCTTAAGGACCCAGCTGCGGATGGTGGTTCTTGGGCGGCTAGGTGAAAGTGCCTCACCGATACTCTGCAGAGACCATCCCTCGGAGTAGAGAGCGGCGACTCGGACAATAAGGGCGTCCATGGCGATCGAATTTAGTAGCTCAACCTCCTGAGGCGGAAGCTTTTGACCGCGTGCTGATCTTCTAGGCATTTTCCTATTCTATTCGATATCTAGTTGGACGTTAATTTTTTAAAAAATTTTTTGGAAATTTTTAGGGTCGAAAAAAGAATGGGGGTAGGGGCGTTTATTAAAAGAGGGGGAGTGTCCGTAACGGAAGATTTAGTACCTTAGCGTCTACTGCTTTTGGCGGGTGAGAAGGCAGCGGTATATTTTCGGTGCGTTTCAATTTGTTTCCAAAAACGGAAGGGGTCTGCCTTCATAGTTGATGTGCTTCAAACATTTCACTAGCAATAAAAAAGTTTCTCTGTGCTTCTACTTGAGTGCTTGTCTGATGTGTGATGTGTGATGTGTGTTGCTCTCTTGCTCTGGGCTGTGATGTGTGATGTGTTGTGTGCCTGTGCCTATAAACTACTAGACACCCCCCCCCTCTGGGTGGCTATCTCTCTGCTCTGGGCTATGAGTGCCTCTGTGGGCTTCTAGGGGTCTTGGTGGGTATCTGGGGGCTAAGGCTATGCTTGTGGCTTCTATGAGGCTTCTAGGGGCTAAAGAATGGTGGGCGACTATCTGGGTGGGTCTTGTGTGGGCTATGTATGCCCTGCCCCTGCCCTCTCTAGGGGAACTCTCTACGGGCAAGCCCTATGAGTGAATAAAGCCTTGCCCTGTGTATTTATTTTCTGTCTAGCCCCCCTTGACACCAATCAAGTGCCTCGGCAAGCAAAAACCCCTACCGAACTAACGGCAGGGGCTTCTTGGCTAGTGGCTTACTTGTAGAGGCTCACAATCTGGAAATACTTGGTCATCTCTGGGTCAAAGCAAGCCTCGTATGCCTCTGGGAACTCTACGGCAAGTTTCTCGGTGTCTACGCCCTTGCGAGTGCGTAGGTCAATGCGAGCGAACTCAATGCCGTTGTGGGTCAAGGTGGTGAACTCGGCAGTCTTGGCTTCCTTGTCTACACCAAACACGCCCTCAATCTGGGCAGTCAAAGCAACCTTCATTTTCTCTAGGCGAGCAATCTCGGCACGAACTTCGACCAACTGCTTTACCTGCTCAAGAACGACCTTGGTTGCCTTGGTAGTGGTGGTTGCGTTCTGGGTGGTGGTGGTCATTTTGTAGCCCCTTTTCTTTTCTGTGTGTATCAACTTTTGCTGATGTAATCAGCCTAAACGCTATTTCAAAATAAGTCAAATCTTTTTATGGCTAGGCGTGTCGGTTTCGACAAAAAATAAATACAGGCACGGGACAAAAAAACAAAGGCAACCAATCACGGCAAAAGAAAAACCCCCTTGCCTTTCGGCTTGGGGGCTTCTCTCTGTGGCTAGCCTTGTCTGATAGTGATTAGGTTTCCCTCAAAGATAACTTCTAGCGGTATCCCTGTTTCGTTCTCAACTTCGAAGGTTATCTCTTTTAGTAGGCTCTCCAAAGTTTCCATTACTCGTAAGTCCCTACGCCAACGAACTCGGTTGCTAGAACTTGGCTTGCGCCAGACTCGGTGTTGTAGCCAAAGCCACGAACCCAAACAATCTTGTTGATGTAGTTTTGCTTGCGGTAAAAGTCCACGAACTCCTGAAACTTCTCGTATCCGTATGCTTCGTAAACTGGCTCAATGGTTTCGCCTGTGTTGATGTCTACGACCTTGGCAACTACGGTAACGATGTTGCTGGTGGTTAGAACTGCTGACATTTTGTATCCCCTTATCTTTTTCTCTCAAGCGGTTTACTTGATAACTCAAGTTTATCGCTATCGAAACAAAAGTCAAATCGTATTCCAAACTTTTCACGAACCGTGTCGCACTTCAGACAAAAAATAAATACACGCTGCGGCAAACAAATCTCCCGCACAAATAAAAAAACACCCGCCATTTCTGACGGGTGCTTCTTTGTATTGGTGGTTAGTAGGCGTAAGACCTAGTGTTCAACATTTTCACTAAGCGACGCTTCTCGGCTGATGGTGAGAAATGACCTAGATACCTTTCAACGGCTGGCTGTGGTAGCGAGCGCAAAATACGCCCAACCAATGTGCTGGTTGTCTGGCTAATGTAGCCGTGAGTTAGCGAAACAATCTCGTGAGTGTGAATGTTGTATTCAACGATTACAGTTCGCCAATGCGTAATGCGGTAAATCCCTTTGTCATCTATCTCGGCAGTAATAGTTCCGTTGTAGTTCACAAACTCTTGAAACTTTTGAATCTTCGAGTTTATCTCGTAGTTAGCGATTCTCATTAGATACCTTTCTTGTTTACGGCAAACATACCTGCGAATACAAAACACATAATCGAAACGAACCAAACGAACCCAATCACAAAGTTCGGGTGTAGGTCACTAGCGATTAGGTAAGTGTCCCAATCGGCAACCATTCGGCTGGTGATGTTCCAACTGACGATAGAACCCATAAGTCCTAGTGCTAGAAATACATACTTCATTTTGTCCCCTTTTCCTTTTGTCCCTTTTGGGATAGTTCTATTTTACTAACTACCTACGACATTCCAAAACTTTTCACGAACGGCGTGTTGTTGCCCGCAGCGAGCGCGACAAAAAATAAATACACTCGGCAGAAAAAAAAACAACGAACGCCAACCCAAACAAAAAGAAACCCCACGAGGAATGAACACTCGTGAGGTTTCTTATTTTGTTGTAGGGGGACAACTCTAACTCGTGTGGCGACCCCTGCCCTTGGCGTGGCGACCCTTACGGCGCTCACCCCTTGGCATCTCACCAATCACGAAACCTAATAGGAATGAACCTAGAACTAGATTCAATACTCCGAACAATAAAACAAAATCTGACTGGCTCATTACTCACCAACAATTCTGTTTAGCAACTTAGAAACCTGTGGCGAGAATGTAAACATAACGGCAACTAGACCGCCCAACCACAAACCATTGTTGAACACTTCTTCACTTGTAGCGTTAGGCTCTCCACCTGCGACTACCAACCAAAGGTAGGCAAGGGTGTAAAGACCTGCGACAACTGGAACTGCGATAACTCCGACTACTGCTCTGCGAATGTAAAACTTCATTTTTCTATCTCCCTACTTAGTGTCAAGTTTTCCTGACATCTATAACTATACAAGCAACCCACGACAAACGCAAACTTCTCAACGGCGCTTCTCTAAACTTCGACAAAAAATAAATACGCACGCCACTCGAATAAAACTCCCGCAAGCAAAAAAAACGCCCACCTTTCGGCGAGCGCTTTTCTATTGGCTTCTAATCTTTTGCTAACGGGACTGTGTTGAGAATCTCTAAGGCTCGGTAATACAACTCCATCTCCTCGCCATAATCCTCCCACTCGGAAGTTTCTGTATTCCAGACTTCTTCGCTCTTGCTGAATCTTGCTGAGTAAGTTTCGTCATCTATGAACGGCACGCCCTCAGACAAATCAACTGTGATTACAAAGTGGACTTGCTTGCTCACTTGAACATTCTCAACTGCTCTGCGAACCACCTATCGTGTTCATCTTGACACTCTGAACACAAAGGGTGAACCTGTCCAACTTCGGCTTCAATCTTCTCTCCGCACTTGTAGCAAGTTGTCTGCTCTAGGGTTGTCGCCATTACGCACCAACCTTTTGACGCTCAAAGAAATCTTCCAGCGCTTCCATAGTTCCGCACGCTGAACAAATCTCTGTCTTGTTATCTCTGCGAGAGATAGCCCCAGGGTATGCCCCAGGTGTCTTGTTGTTTGGAATGTGTCCCGCACACTTCGGGCAACGCTTTAGTTCGTTCACGCTGACCACGCTCCGAAATCTAGGTCGCTTGCTTCACGGCGTGAATCTGCCCACGCCATCTCGCCATAGAAATACTTGACCTTGCCTGTGGCAACATTCTTCATACGCCAGTAGTCCTCATCAAACACGGCAGTTCCAACTGCCAGTTCCACTAGGTCGCTCTCGTAAACTGTGTCCCACTCTTTTACTGCTGAAACGCTTGGCTTTGCCATTGTCGTTCCCCTTTCTTTGATACCTAAATCTTACCCTAGGTATGTAACACTTCGCAACTCTCGTCAAAAGTTTCGGCGGGCTTCAGACAAAAAATAAATACACTAGCGACGCGCTAAAAGTGAAACGGTAAAAAGAAAACCCCGCCAGAAATCTAGCGGGGCTTGAGTCTTTGGTTGCTACTTTTTAGTTTTGTTTCGTGGCTTCGGCTTATCCCTATCCTTGCGCTCAGCCTTAGCGACATCTATTCCCCAGTTAGTGAGAATGGTTGCTGTAGTGCGCTTGAGTTCCATAACCTGTGATATGTAGACTTCTTGCTTGTTTCTATCCTTTAGGTCGGCAATCAGACTATCCAGCGAGGCTTGCCACTGCTCTACACGGCGTGTAGTGAGTCTGTTCACGCCCACTAGGGTCTTATTACCCTTACTCCACGCTCTCGAATACTGAATGTCGTGTGGCGCACCTAACTCTCCAGACGCAATGGCGTAAGTTTTAGAATCTGGTCGGCGCTTCAATAGAGCGGCAATCTCGGCTGACATTACTTCATCTCTAATCGGCAAACGAACCTCTTCCGCATTTAGATAGTAGGTAGTTCTGCTTGGCGCTTGTAGTTTACGCTTGAGTTCTGCTCGCAACGCCTTTGTGTGTAATTGGATATATTCGGCTTCCCACTCGGAAACCTGAGCCTCTGCGTTCGCTACTGCGTCGGCAAACTTCTGCTCCTGTGCTTTGATTAGTGCTTCACTATCGGCAACTAGAGTCTTTATCCCCTCTAGATAGCCAATCACGGCATACTTACTCACTGTGCCTAGCAACTTTTCAGTTGGTGTAGTTCTGTAAGACATCATTCTATTGTTTACTAGCATTTGTTCCCCTCTCTAGGTATTTCAATCTTATCGCACAAAGGTAATAAATCAAACATCTTTCGGCGCTCCATAAAAAGTTGCTACGCGTGGAGACAAAAAATAAATACACCGCGAGCGCGAAAAAAACTAACAAACGCTTCGAGCAAAAGAAAACCCCCACTATGAATAAACATAACGGGGGCTTGTTAGGGGGACTAACTCTTTATCGCTTTGCGTAATACTCCTTTGACCTCTTGCGCATAGTTTCTATCGTGCGAGGGGTGACTCCATTTATCTCCGCCAAAATAGTTAAGTATTTTGCTCCTGCTCCTAGCATTTTTGCTAAGCCCTCTTCGGGTAATACAGACTGAGTTTTGTTTGGGAACGGGTGATTATTCCTGTGGCTGATTATGTGAGCCTCTGCTCTTTTCATAGAGCCACCAAAGTCCAACGCCATTCGGCTTGGCTGACTTGAGGTGAGGGGTGCGCTCTTCATAATCGGGTATAGAGCGTCTGTATAGAACTTCACTTCGTTCATACCTGATGGCACTCCGAATACCCCGTAGCCCAGTAGAGCATAGAACGAGCCAACACGCTTAGTAACCCAGACTTCTAGTTCTAATCCAGTATTGTCTGCGTTATCTCTAACTTCTAGCGAGGCAACTGAGTCGCCTATCGTTACCATTTTCACTTTTGATCCCTCTTAGACTTTCGGTATTTCCTAAACTCTCGCCACTCGTCGGCAATCTCGCTTCGTAAAGTTCTACGGCGACTCTTTGGGTAACGGCTCTGCTCTGCCCAAAACATAATGTGTTCTGCGCCAATGAAACCTGAACCAGCAATCAACATAAACATAATAAACAATACAATCGCTAAATTTCCGTGAACTCCAGCAACGGCAGTCATTACAACAATAAAACTAAACCCAATACCAAAACCACGAAACATTACGGCAAGATGTTCTGCGTGGTCTAGTCGGCGTAGATACTCCGCACGCTTGCGCTGACCCTTGGCTTTGCGCTCTTGATAAGTCATAGCCATTAGATACCGAATACCTGTCGCAACTTATCGTTGAGGCGAGCGAGGTTGCGTTCCGCACGCTCTGACGAACCAACCAGATACATACCTGCCAACATCTTGATAGTTTCGTTGTTGTGGCACTCCGCCCAGATACTAGCCTTGGTGCTGTCGCCATACTCACTTGCGCTACCTGCTAGGCGCATAGCCTGTTCAAACGCAAACTCTGCGTTGTAGTTCTTGGTCTTTAGCATTGACATCTCTGTCCCCTTTCCTTGTTCCAAACCTACCACCAACCTCTGACAAGCGCAAACTTTTCACGGCGCATAATGCGGCAGCTCGACAAAAAATAAATACACCCCGCGAGCGCGTAAAGTTTTTGTTTAGGGTAAAAGAAACCCCCCGCATTTCTGCGAGGGGCTGTGTCTTTGTTAGTTATGCGAACTGCGACATAACCTGCTTGTAGTTATCAACTAGGGCGTAGATTGCGTTCACGTAATCGTCACCTAGTCCGAGCGTGTTACCCTCTTCATCTGTGCCACCTGTGAAAACAACATCTCCGATAATCGGGTTAGTGATGTCATACATCTGTGCGTAAAGGCTTGTGGCAATGTCGTTCATCTCAAGGTCGTTGCGTAGCAAGCCCTCTTCGTTTACCCACATAGTCACATCTGCGTCTAGGTCTACTGGCTGAATCAAGCCATCTACGGCGCTCTGTAGTTTCTTTAGCGAACCTTCGGCAATGTCAATAATGCTGACCTCTGCCTTGGTAGTAACAATGACTGCTGTCTTTGGCATCTCTGCCCCCTTATCTGCTGGAACTTCCAACTACTACAACTTTACTAAAACCCTCTGATATTTTCCACATTTGCGAACGGCGTTTCGATCTGACGGACAAAAAATAAATACACTTTGTAAAACAAAAAAAAAGAAAAACAAAACGGCAAAAGAAAAGCGGGTAGCAGAAAAGGGGGGAATCTGCTACCCGCATGCTAGGGAAAAGGGGGATAAACCCTAGCAAGCCGAAAGCGATTAGCGTCAATGCTAATCGCTGACGGGGTCTATCTCTTATTGACTAGAAGTCTGAATCCTCTTCGTCATACTCGACGCACCAAGCGTCTAAGTGGTGTTCGATAATAATCGCCCTCGCAGGGGCAACTGTCAAACCTTTGTATCCAACTCCATCTGGAAGACTAATCAACCTCTCTAGGTCGTCTTCCCAGAAAGCCTGAATCGCTTCCTCGCATGGAACTACCATAGATTTTGGAATCGGCGGAAAGTGATTACCTTGTAGATGCCACTCAAGTTGTTTCTCTAGTGGAATCGTTGTATCGGCAGCGATAGCGTGAGCGTGTAGTGAACCCATTATGCGTCTACACTCCAATACTCGTTTTCTAATTCTTCCTGAATGTTATCGGCGCTAATGAATTCGTCGAATGTCCAAGTTCTAGAACCTAGAATGACTAACTGATTAGGGAAGTCAATCACGGCGTGAAAATAACTTTCTTCGAAAAAGTTTTCTCTGTCATTTCCAACGGCAATGCCAAAACCAGTTTCGCTGTCCCATTCGTTGCCAATAATCTGGCTCATAAAAATACGAGCGCCATAACTAATGTCTGACCAGCGAGGTTGCGCTTTGTATAGCGCCATTTGTGTATCCTCAAACTTTGACCCTCCACCTGAATGACTGTAAAGGTGAATCGCACTATCGCTAGTGTTCGTCTTGATAATCCATTCTGTTCGTGAACCCATTTGGGAGCCCCTTCCTTTTGTGAACAATCTAATCATACGGCGAGCGCTAGCAAACCGCAAACCAATTCCGCGAGCGCGTGTCGAAGCTGGACAAAAAATAAATACAATCAAAACCTAAAAAATAAAAACCTCTCGGCAAAAAAAATCCCCCGAATCGGAATCTCTGTTCACGATTATTCGGGGGAAAACTTTTGGTGTTAGTTTATGTAGCAATCTCCGCACTTAGGGATTCTGCCACCTAGACTCTCAATCCAATCTTGAGTCTTTTGGTCTACTACATAATCATCTCCGCACTTGTAGCAAGTGTGCGTGTAGCGTGGCTCGTCTTGCTCTAGTCGTCTGCCACTTCCCATTGCGAGGTCTGTAAGTTCCTCGTGTGTGAGTTCTGGATTCTCGGCGTGTAGTCGCATTTACTTCCCCTCTTGATAGTCGGCGTAATAGTCTTCGGCAAGTTCTTCCCTACTTGGCAGTTCTACTTCTAGGGTCGCACCGCAGTCTGGACACTCCGCACTTGCGTTGTAGCCCCAATCATCTGTCGTGCCATCTAGCGTGTATTCATCATCACACTCGGCACAGTAGAAAATACCTGAATAGTCCTCGGCGTAGATACCTGACCCACGCATTGACCCCTCTGGATAGTTGCTGGACATTTTGTCCCCTTTCTTTGATAGTTCGATACTATACCCTGCCACCGACATTTGGCAAACCAAAATCTTTCGTGGCGAAACTCTTAGACAAAAAATAAATACAGTCGCACGATAGAAAAACGGCAAAACAAAACCCCCAAGCAATCTGCTTAGGGGCTTTGAGTTTGAGGCTATCGGGGCTATGAGAGGTCGGCGTATTGCTTTGACCAATCGGCGTTCCGAGTGAAAAGACTTTCTGGGCTGTCGGGGGCATTAGCCATTCGCAACCCTGCTTCTATGACCAGTTCGTAAACTTCTACGCCCAAGCCTTGAGCAATCGCTTCTAGTGTTTCTGATGAAGCGTCTTTCTGCCCACGCTCAACTTCGCTCAGGTATCCGAGGGCTATGAAACCTTTGCTAGAAACCTGACGCAAGTTCAGTCCTAACTCGTGTCGCTTCTCTCGCAAGATTTCTCCGAGGGCAGTTCTAAAGTTTAGATTCACGATTCTCTCCTAGTGGTCGTGTTCTGGGTCGTCGCAGGTGTGAGTAGACCAATCGCCATTGACTTCGATTCCCTGCTCTTTGATGATTCGCTCTACAACTTCACCGCACTCAATCGCTGTGAGTTGTAGGTTGGTTAGCAAGTCGCCAATAGATTCGACAACTTCGCTAGGTGCTTCGTCATACTTTGCTCGTGCCTGAAACTGCTCTGCTAGTTCGGCAGTCGCACGCAACGCCTTATACATAGTTGGGTCGGCGTATCCCTCTTTGACATAACTCTCAATCAGCACGCCAACGATTGTTAGCCCAAGCCCTGCTATGTCCTGTAGTTCTAGTGGCTCACTCATTTGTGAACTCCCCTTTCTTGATAGTTCTAACTTACTACGGCGTTGCGACATTCGCCACAACTTTTGACGGCGGGTCGGAATCGCAGACAAAAAATAAATACAACCTCTGGCTCGAAAATCAGAAAAGTCTGTCACCTGCTTTTCACGAGAACTTTTGACGAGCCGTTAATCCCTAGCACGCAAGCACTACGCAAGCACCTATCCGTCTGGGTATGGCGAAACCCCTACCAACGCAAGGGGGAAAGAGTTGGTAGGGGCTTCTAGTGTCCCGTCCGTTAGGAGAGCGACCAGTAAGGGGGGTCTGGCACTATGCTCAATCCAATCGGTTAGGCACTCCGTTCGGGCAGGTGGCTCACATGAGCGAGCCGACCTTACCCAACGCTTCGCTTGCCGTCTTGCCGACAAGTGAAGCAATCTCATTCGTGTCAAGGTTGTCCAAGTGGATTCCCCAACCCGAGCCGTTGATGATGTGCTTTGCCCCGATTGAGTAGCAATCTTTCGGGGTAATCCACAAGACTGCCACGCCGTTGCGCTTACACTCTTGGAGAATCTGCTTGGCACTCTCCGTCTGCTTCGGTGTGTAGTTTCCGTCTGAAACAATCACCAACAAACGCACGCCGTCTGTGAAAGTCAATCCGAGTTCGCCGTCAAGTGCTTCCCACGCTTCGGCAAACTTCTCCGTTCCGTCTGGTGCGGTGTAGATAGAAACCTCGCTCAATCGCTGACCTCGGCGTAGAGTTGGAAAGACACCCGAGCCGTAGTAAATCATGGCGGTTTCCGCTTGGATTCGGCGACCTGCTTCTGATAGAACCCACGCCGTAGTTCCCATAGATTCCATAGCCGAACCCATAGAACCCGAGATGTCCACCATTACGCCAATCTTGAGAGTTGGGTCGTCTGTGTGCTTGCGTGTCTTTGACTTCCACGCTGGCAACTCGCCACGCAATCCCATAGATTCCATAGCCTTGTTCTGGACTGCGTTGCGAGCAATCAAGCGACCC